TATCCGGATTTGTGAATAACAGTACAACCGAAAATGTGGATTTCACAATCACGGGGTACACAGGGAAGAATCTCATCAAAGATTTTAAGCTCCAAAAATCGTTCCATGTGAGTAACATGCACCTGTTTCACCCAACCAAAGGTATCAAGAAATATGAAAGTCCAGAAGAGATTTTGGCTGATTTCATAGAAGTGAGAATGCAAACATACAAGAAACGAAAAGAACATCTCATCGCCGTTCTCAAAGAGAAAGCGAAGAAGCTTGAGAATATGTCTCGTTTCGTGGATGCAGTGATTAACGAGCGAATCATTGTGTTCAAGAGAAAGAAGAGTGATCTCGAAAGTGAGATTTCAAAAACATATGATGCGATTGACGGTTCATATGATTATTTGCTCAACATTAAGACGTATCAATACACCAAAGAAGCTGTGCAGTCACTCGTAGAAGATACACGGAAGGCGACCGAAGAGCTTAAAATATTGGATGCGACCACACATTTGGACATGTGGAAAATGGATTTAAAAATATATAAGCAATAAGTAGTATGTGCGATAGATCGGGACCAGACACCGGTGCTGCACTTTGCTTGACCGCTATAGGTGGTCAGGACACATATCTTCTGGGTAAAGAATCACTCTTTAATTATGACCAAAAGAGACACTCGGAATTTAGAAAGTTTCATAGGAGTTTTAATATAAACAAACCATCTAGTGCTCCATCAAATTGGCCATTTGGACAGACAGTAAAAGCAACATTCAATCCAATGAACATGGGTGATCTTTTGTGCAATATGTATATACGGGTTAAATTACCTGGATTAGATGGCACAAACTACAATTACGCAGACAAAGTAGGAAAACATCTATTCAAAAGCATCACTATGCGTGTGGATGAAACTATAATTGAGATATACAAAGATGACATAGGATACATATATGATGAATTATATTTAGATCACGCAGAACATGTAAGTAGAGAATACACAGATAATAGATTTATAAACCGAGTTACTATCCTGTCAAGTTCCCTTCAAAGCGTAAAAACGTCTAATACGTTTGTCTATGTACCTATACCATTCTTTTTTTCTAGAAGATATGAATCATCTGATTATGAAACAAACGTTCATAATAGACCTTATTTTCCCTTGTGTGCTATGAACAAACAAAAGCTCGAGTTTGATATAGAATTCAGGCAACAGACATTCTTTACAAATAGCCCAAGCGATTTGACTTTGTCAAGCTTTGATATAGTGACTGAAGAAATATCAATTACACAAGAAGAAAGGTTATTTTACACATCTTCTAAATATGAAATGATAACTGATATATTTCATACACACCCCAAATCTGAAACAGAACCAGGTAAAGAAAAATTTAAGATTGAACTCGCTCCACAAGGGAGGGTGAAAACAATTCACTTCTTTTTCAGAAACAAGTTATTCGAAGATGAGACTATTGCGAGTAATGTGACTGCAACACAAGAGACTTATCATTACTATCACAATAGATTTAACTTTACACCCTTTCCATATTATATAAAATCAAATGATTCGATATCAGATGATATAGCTATAAATTCAAAATTTACTATAAATGGTGAAGATTTACCAAACATAAACAACCCAGATTCACATTACTACAGATATTTGACCACAGTAAATCATAAATTTCATGGTTCGCCTAGAAATATATTCACGTACAGTTTTTCAATGAATCCACGTAATGTAGATCCATCGGGAAGTCTCGACTTTACAAATATTAAAAACAACAGAACTACGCTTGAATGCACACTTAATCCATATTACGGCACAAGTGAAGAATTTACCTGTCATATATATTACACTACATACACTACTCTCACTTTTGAAAATGGGTATCTCAGTACAAGAGTTGAACCTTTATCGTATTCAGATACTATTGGTGAATACGGTACAGGTGTACCAACTGGAGAAATCGTTTTAGGTGGAGAAGGTCAGCCTACCATGATTGCTTCATTTCCCGAATAGAGTATCTTTGTGCTCTTTTATGTAAGAAATAATACCATTCTTAATACACCACTTGATGAAATTGAGCTGTGCAACAGTCGTATTAATTTCATCATTTGTACCAGGTATTTTATACGAAATCTTATCGGAACGACAAAATGGGTCGAATAATTTTTTGCTATATCCGTCGAGTGTCGACTTGTAAGCACAGTGTACACTGAAAATCTTACCATCGATTGTTTTATACATCAAATTTGTTTTCTTAGAATAGTTTGTGATAAACCATTCAAGGTTTCTAAGAGAAATACCACCCGTCTTTGAAAGAATTTGTGAAAGTGTTTTTCCATTCTCGGGGGTACCATAAAATGCATCAATTGAATTTAGTAGGATATCCGATTTCCTCATATTACATCATAAGCTTCAAGTCTCTAAATTGGTTACTAGATGAAGATTCACATGCCGGGCATCCAACCTTAAACAAGGGTGGAAATGCATGATTATGTCTGATTGTGGCTGTATTTACATTCACAGGTTCATGCAATTTAGAAGAAGCTGCATGTGATAAACAAAACCCATCATGACTCGCCTTCCTTGTACACGGCTGACCACCCTTTTTAATACCCAAACAATACCCACCCGGATTTGGCAAATCCCGTAACAAAAGTTTAAGTGGTATGTTGTGAATAGTAGATATTGATTGTGCGTAAATTAACATGCGTTCGTGACACGCTTTCTCTACCTCATCATTAAATACCTTATTCAGATTATCAGAAACCCGCATACCCTTATTACAGTATAGCGCCTAATTTTTAAATGGGAGTTCATCGAGAGGTGTCTCCTTTTGTTTTTTTGGTCTTCGTTTGGGTTTAATTTTGGTAAGAATCTCACCAAATATTTCCTCTTTGGGGTCTTCAAATAATGGTTCCAAAAGATCACACACTGGATTTATAAATTTATTCATGAAATAGTATTCATAGTCAATAGGTACATTATTGTCCTTCACATATTTTGGATCTTCTGATTTTTCAAAAGCCTTTGCTTTTGGGTCGTCCGTCTTCACAAGAATGTAAGGCACTCGGTCACCTGACTGTGGTTCTGAACCAGGTTGCCTCTCGCGCATTTTACGGACAACCTGCACATGCGCTTGGTTTATGTCTTTGATACCGGGGCTATTTATAGATACACCGTGTCCCTTGACTTTGTATGAATCAGACAAACTCTGTGAAAGTGTGAGCTTTTCGTTCGGTACATCACCTTCCAGTAGTTCGATGGCTCTCTGAAGTGCGAGTGCTTTCGGTGGTTCGGTATCACTACTTTCAAGTACGACATCCAAGAGTTCCTTACACACCTCTCTTACATGTGCCGTGTTATCACGTCTCACGAGCTGAAGACCCTTTACATCAATGTAATCCATATTCATCTTTCCGTCCTTTCCTTGTGTCCACAGCTTTGCGGCGTATCGTTTTTTAGAATAGAGAAAATAGGGCCAATACACCTTTTCGAGTTCCAAATTATTCGGTTTCTTGAAAAGTGTGGTACATTCTTCAGCGGCGCGCTCACCAATCTCCCAACTGTACTCAACGGCTTCAAGACCTTTACGATCACCCACATCAAATTCGACCATGACACTATCGGTGTCACCGTACCTCACTTTAGCACCCGGAAAGTTCTTTTCCACATACTCCTTCGTTTCATCAATCATACTCCGACCTTTTGTCGTCACGGTAGATGCGATATTCACACACGGAAGCATTCCCTTCGATGCACCAGTGAACCCATACACAGAGTTCATACTGATTTTGTAAGCTAATTGCTTACCGTTATACATGGCTTTGAGTGCACCAGTAGACGCCGCCATATCCTTCTTCGCTTGCTTTCTGAACTGTTTCAATTCAAGGAGAATGCTCGGTAAAAGTGTCGGCACACCCTGTGCGAACTTACACACTCTCTTTGTAGGAGGCTGCCCCTCAACCTTACTCGGCACAGGAATCTCAAATGTTTCGTATTCCACGCCAGGTACATTTTCGTACTTTGGGTCCATTACGAGACTCGAATAACACAAATTGTGCGCCATCATGATCGAAGGATACAGACCTTCAAAATCTAGAGCTGTAATCGGTTTATAATATGCACCCTTTTGCGCTTCGAGAACAGTCGCACCTTCGTATCCTTGGTCACCCAGTTGACCATACTGAATCGTTGGAACCATGAATCCCATTTCTCGTGCCTTCTTCGTCAATTGACTAAACACCTTGATTTGTTGACCCCGTTCCACGAGATAACACAGGGGTACCCAGGTCGCCTTCGCCATTTCCAGGAGGTTAATCAGGATACACAGTTTAGACAAAAGTCTATGTGGAAGAAGGGTATCCTTAATACAATATTCCGCAACTTCCCGCAATTTTACAGGGTCGCCTTCCTTGTATCGAGCAAACATCTCCTTCGCGGGCATATCAATCTTGTTGTCTCCGAGATACAGTTTAGATACATTATCAAGTTTATATGAATCAAGTTTATATCCCTTCTTTACCTCGTGGAATAGATCAAAAATAAATCGACCAGGCATACTGACAAGTTTCAAGTCATTGTCACCCAAGGCACTCGATGATAATTTTTTAGTTGTTAGTTCACAGTTGTGTCCACGCAATTTACTCAATTGAAAAAACTTGAGGTTACATTTGGTGATGATAGCTCTTTTCATGAGGTATTCAAGATCAAAACCAAAGATGTTCCAACCAGTTATGATGTCAACCTCTTTTTCGTGTAAATAGTCTCTAAATGCTTCGAGCATTTCACGCTCGGTGTCATATGATACTATAGTAGAGCCTTCAAGATTTGGGTCTGTCTTTTTATAACAGAGACAGGTCTTATCATAGGGCTCATCGCTTCCAAATTTACAAAGAGAAATTGCAATTTGAAAACATGCATCACCTTCAATATCGGCATCCGGAAATTTACCAGTTGAGCTGTTACACTCAATATCTACCGACGCAACCACAAATGGGGCTGTTTCTGGATTTTCGATCGGTGTAAGTGTCCTCCAATTTTTGCATTCTAAATCTATGTCTACATGTGCATTATGAGATGAATAACATTCATCACCACTGTCCAACCACCCAGTTGACTGAATCCCAGTTCTATGCATGAGTCGCAACACCGGATCCAAATTGGATTCATACATCTTGAGTTTAATAGTTTCATCTGGTAAAGGGCGTCTCAATCTACCAGTAACCATCCTCCTCGAAGCAAGATTCTTACAAAATAATTGAAGATACGGAAATTGCTCATTATTTTGAAATCCCCAGACATCTTTGCGGTGAATCGTGTTATAACTGGAAAGACAACCAGGACACGCCTTTTCAATTTTGTTGTATATGATTTGCACTCTTTGCTGGGTCACATTTTTCGGAAGCTTCACGAAAAAATAAGGTGTGAATGCAGTAGTGACACACACCGATTTACCTTCTTTTGTTTTACCAAAGATACTGATCAAGTGCTCGTCATCTGTATCTTTCGTCTCCCAGGTGAGTGCTTGAAATACAACCATACTTCGTTATGTACCTAAAATTTTAATATCGTTTAATAATAATTATGTCAGCTGCACTTGTCGATCTTGTTTCAGTGGGGGCTCAGGATGCCTATATAACCGGTGACCCACAAGTGAGCTTCTGGCGCCAAAACTACAAACGACACACTAACTTTGCTATCAAACCAGAGCGCATGGATTACATTGGTACGTTTAATGGCGGAAATGAAATTGTAGTCCCAATTCGTTCCAAGGGTGATCTTTTGAGTTACGTGTGGATTGAAAAAGGTGGTATTAATACACCTGGTGTAAACACCGAAGGTCTTATTTCCACGGATGACACGTCTCTCACTGAATTTAGTTTGCATATAGGTGGCCAAGAAGTATGCCGGATGGACTCTCTCTATGTTCAGGGTATTCACAATGTGATGCTTAGAGATAGCCAAGCTAAATCGACTTTTACAGTCACTACATCTGAAATTTCCGACAACGCAAAGGGTGTCAGTGGTTCAAAGTCCGATTATTACATAATCCCATTCTTCTTCAGCGAAGATTGGACAAAGTCGCTCCCACTCGTGGCGTTGCAGTACCACGATGTCGAATTGAGAATAAAGTGTAGAAGCAAACTCCAGAATTTGGGTGCGACCCCAAAAATTTATGGTATGTATGCGTATTTAGATACCGCTGAACGCGAGCATTTTACAACTCAAGACCATGAACTCCTTATAACCCAGATTCAATACCAACCAGTCACCAAAACTGATACGTCCATTGATCTTACATATTTCAACCACCCAATCAAATCTCTCCACTTGACCACATCAAATGTATCCGGTACAGGGTGGTCAAATGATTACAGCTTTGATAAAGCATCCCTTTACATCAACGGTTTGGCCCTCTTCGAAAATATGTCCAACACGTTCCACCACAATGTTGTTCACGAAATGCACACGACGACTGTTGCGCCATCCACACTCGATGCACTCCCAGTGTTCTCGTGGCCTTTCTGTCTCACTATGAATCGCGCACAACCAAGTGGAAGCCTTAACTTCTCTCGAATTGATAACGCTAAACTGACTATCCAATCTCCTAAGTCTGATGCGAGAGACGGTTTGTACAGAGTTTATGGTGTAAACTACAATATTTTACGCATAAAAGATGGTATGGCTGGAATTGCATTCTCGAACTAATTTCCAGAAGAACCAAACCCGCGTTCTCCGCGTTGTGTCTGTTTTAATTCTTCAACCTCTTCTATGAGCGGCGTTTCACATCGCTCTAAAATCATTTGGGCAATACGATTCCCCTTTTTAATGACGAACGGTTCACTCCCGTGATTAAATAGGATAACTTTCAATTCACCCGTAAAATCGGGATCAATAACTCCGGCTCCTGTTTGTATACCATGTTTGAGTGTAAGACCGGAACGTGGTGCGATTCGACCATATACACCGCGTGGTAAACACGCACACACACCGGTACTCACGAAAGCCCGTTCCATAGGCGGAACCATTATTTCTTCCATACTATATAAATCGTACCCCACCGAACCAGGTGAAGTCCTCGTCGGTATGATAGCATCCGGGTATAGCTTCTTAATTTGAAGACTCATGAATTACATTCGATACAATTCTTTATGTGTATATATAAATGCTCCCACTCATCATAGCACTCGGCGCAGCCGCCATTGCATACACATTCACAGGAGAAAACCTTGTTTCGGCAGAAGAAGCTAAAAAAATGATAAAGAGTGGTAAAATAAAGAAAGTCATTGACGTTCGAACTATAACGGAATACAGGCTAGGACACTATAGGGGTGCAATTCATTTACCAGTGAATAAAATGAACTCTAAAACAACATCGGAACTCCCAAAGAAGGGTTTACTCGTCTACTGCAACACTGGTCAAAGAGCCAGAATTGCGGCAGAGAAATTGATTGATCTTGGTTTCCAGGACGTATATTACATTGCAGGTCATTACTCATCTATACAATAAATACCGCGTTATTATAAGTTATGGGTATCACAATTGGTATCATTATCTTTATGGTGTTAATACCAGTCATAATAGTCGCAGCTACACGTATCATGCACCAAAGGTGTGAAGGTCAAGACTAAACACAGTTTAATGAAATGAAGTATGCTACATATGTTACTATATACGCTATAGATACAGCAAACATACAAACATCCCCGAATAAAATAGAATATGCAAGTGCAATCGAACAATATAAAGTGTGTAATAATATGAGCATTTGAACATATTCACCATTAGATGTACTTAACACACCTACAGAAAAGGATAAACTTGTCACTGGTACTACAGGAAATTCAAATGTACCAGCAAATGCTAATATAGTCATAAATTGACATACAAATAGAAATTGTATGAAACTCCATACCCTCTCATTCCACACTTTAGATGGTGTAATTTCTACTACCGTTACATCCTCTTCGTACCTATGTGCCAAACATATAGATTTATCTGGATTGTGTACCGCCTTCCATATGTTTACCATATATACTAATAAAGTTACATCTTTAAATTTCCCAAAAGGTAGATGAACTTCTAAAATGGTGACGTATTGCATCCGCTGCTATTACATAGCGCGTTATACCAGATGTTGGATCCCATTTAGGAGGGCAGTGTACATCAAGTGGTGAAAACATGTGCCATACAAACGGAGTTGGATCACCTATAATTTCTTTACTACCCTTCTTGAACATAGTTCCTTCTTCGAATCTATCCAAGTACATTACACCGCAATCTGAAGCCATACCATCTTTTCTATATTCACCATGCGCGTGCCATCCAGGGTAGTTTGGATTTTCTATGCCAGGTCTCTGAATATATGCCCAAGATATCACTTTATCCGGCTTTTTACTACACGCCTCAATGAATGATTCCTTTACAACTTGCCAATGTTTACCTGTATTTTCGAATAATTTTGGCAATGTTTGTATTCCAGCGGCATTCGGCCACTGTCCATATTCAGATAAAGTTTTTTCTATATCATTAATCAAGTCATCCTTGTATTTGGTGATTACATTTTTAAAGTCTGTATCTACCATTTATAGATTAAATAAACATCTAACTTTTAACTAGGAACGCAGTCTCTTTAATCGCTCTAATTCCTTATTTGGAAACACGGTGAGTTGTGTGACAGGTCCATCTAAGTATACTTGTCCATGATTCTTAATTCTGTCACATTTTAATACCTGATTTACACGTACTATATTCACGCGCGCTACTCTCGACTTTGCCAATTTACTGTGATACACTGCAAGCGCTGCGGCATCCCTTTTAGTTTCACGGGGCAATATAGTATCTTCGCAACACACTACCACATGTGAACCAGCTTCTCCGTCTACGTGTATCCACCACTCATTTGGAAAACTCGATTGTGTGAGCGCATCATTTTCTTTTGCATTCTCACCCACCTTTATCGTTATTCCGTCAAGAGACGTATACGACCGCATACATAGATTATAACATTTATCTTTATACATAATAATGATTACTCGAAAGAGAGGCGTCTATTACAGGGACGGCGTGAAATTAGCAGATCCGGAACAGAGTCGATGTCAGAAATTGGGTATACCACCTGCATACACAAATGTCAAAGTGTATCCAAAACACGCAAAGCTACAGGCAACGGCGATGGACAGGCAAGGCAAAACGCATTATTATTACCACGAGAAATACCTAGATGCACAAAGGAAGAAGCGTAAAGAGAGAGCAACAGATATTAATTTCTCTAAAATAAAATCATCAACGACTCGTATATTGTCTCAAAATGGACATCCATCATGGGATGACGCACTTGCACTTCGCATGATATCAAGTGGATATCTTCGTTCGGGTGTCGCCGAACGTGATACAGGTGCACTAGGGGCCTTTGGTCTAGAGCGTAAGCATGTAAAACTCAAAAATGACGGCGAAACAGTTGTATTTGATTTTCCAGCAAAATCGGGTCAAAGGCGCCTATTTGAAGCTCATGACCATGTGTTACATAGCGCACTTTCAAAAAGACGAGATGGATTACTCGTTGGTAATGCGAAATACGAAAGAGTACGAGACCTCTTAAGAAAAATAGTTGGAAATGAAAACATACAACTTAAGGATATACGAACAGCTGGAAGTATGCAACTATTTGAGAAGCATTTGAAAGAAACAAAAGGTGACGATAAACTCGCTCGAAAAATAACTGCAGAAACTATAGGTCACACGCCAAGTGTATCTAAAAAATTCTATTTGTTGTAAAATGGCGAGAACTACAACGACGACGAGAGAACAAACGTGGAACAAGAGGGATAATTACACATTGAAAATGTTTACGCGAAAGCTCTATGAAAAATTACATAATCTTGAGTTCTTGGTTGCCTATGCGTACATGTGCATGATAGAAACGCAATTTGTGGTTAAGAAATTGAAAAGGATCGATCAGATGTTTGTTCAATCTTACTAAACACGAGAGTCTTGATGCGTTTCTTCATTCGTTCGATGTGATCGGTACTTATAAGTACACAATTTTCAACTAGTATCTTACCTCGATGCTCGATGACGAGCGGACCGCCAGTACCAATAGCCGAGTTCAGGATTTCAAGCATGGTTTAATTTTTAGACGACATTCTCCAACTTGGGTAAAAATAATCACGTTTTAAGTTAAAAACTAAAAACTACACTACTTTATATGCACGTCGTACTCACACAAAGTCCGTTAGTTTCACGTAAATACAGGGTGTTACTCCCAAATAGGAAGACAATCGATGTTGGATCTCTCATGACACCGGACTACACAGATCATAGAGATCCATCTCTCATGCGAGAACACCTCCTTCAAAGAGGAGCACAGATACCAAAAGGCCTTCGAATCGAAACGGACCCATATGAAATACATCGAGGTATGCTCTACGCAGACACCAGCACGGAAGAGAATTGGGATGATCCCTTTCGTGCGGGGTACTGGGAACGGTGGCTTCTTTGGAGTTACCCAAACGTAAACCAAGCACAACTATGGATGACGATGCGAAAGAATATTCTGTTCATGCCCACTGAAGAAATGATGTGGTTCTGTGATGAACGGAAAAGATATTAAACACCCGTCGAACCAAAACCTCCGGCACCACGCTCAGTCTCACAGATTTCAGTGATTTCACGGACGTATGGCGTTTCACACCTTTCCAAGATGAGCTGCGCAATCCTATCCCCCTTCTTAATCTCAAAAGGAGCGTCACCGAGATTAAAAAGAGCGACCTTAATTTCACCCGTATAATCTGGGTCAATCACACCTGCACCCACGTGAATACCATGTTTCACAGTGAGTCCAGATCTCGGTGCGACACGTCCGTAGACATTCACTGGGAGAACAACTGCGACCCCTGTCCCGACAAGAAGGCGACCGCCGTGTGGTATACTACAATCTTCAACACTATATAAATCATATCCAACAGCATGAGCAGAACCCCGAGTCGGAACAATAGCATGTTGAACAAGTCTTTTCACTTGAAGTTCAGACATTTTACTCATAAGGGGAACGTAATCTTTATCTCAGATGATTATAGATGTACATCGCGGACTCGGTATACAAAACTCCACCGAACACACGTGGCACTATTCAGTGGGTGAAAACCTAACAAATATCATCGGATTTACAATTGGAAAATATTTAAGGACAATGGTCTTTATGTAAACAATGTGGTCGATCCATAACGCAGTGGTACGAGCCACATCTCAACCAATAAATGATTACGATAAACTCAAAAAACGTATCAATCGCATGACCGTCGCGTACGGGGGTGCACTCACATCTATGTATTTCATCACACAAGGTGCAGAACAGGGTGTGTCTTCTACGATCGGTGTCGCTACGTCTTTGGCCTACATATCACTCCTCGAAAATCATGTGGATAACATAGAAAATGCATCTTTTCAAAAACAATTGTTAGCTCCAATAGGAACCGCTGTATTTGAAACTGTGTGGAATAGCGCACCTTTTGCATTTGATTTTGACTACGGAGCAACATTCGTTGGATTTCTTGCATATAAGGTAGCACTATTGAGTGTCGTGTATGATGAGGTGCGAAGAATGTTGATAGATGAAGATAAATAAAAGCCTAAGTCGACTATGAATTATTAAAAATATATAAATGGGGTACAAAACCGACGGCAGTAGCCACCATGACGGTGTGAATGGTGAACACTCTCTCATACACATGATAAATACAGATCCTAAATTTTCGTGTGTACGAGAAAAACTTGGAAAACTCGAACATCGAGGAGGGACTAAAAATACCGCCGATGCCGTGAGTGACCGTGGACTACGCATTTCCATAAAAACAAAAAATAGCAACAATGGGTCTTTTGATTGGCTCAATAAATCTTATATACACGAAAACGATGGTAGCAAAAAACTACTTGACGACATCAAAAAGTACTACAAAACACACGGGGATGAAAAAGATGTCAGGTTTATGATCAATAAACTATCAAATATGCTCATCAAATTTACAGATGTAAATAAGTACACTGATCACATAATAAATAATTATGATTGCGATTATATATGCATAAACTTTGTAAAAAAGAGATATTTCTTGATGTTTCATAAAAATGAACTAAAAGAACTATTTGGTTCATGTAAAAAATTTGTAGAACCGGTGAATACAAACACGTCGTGTGTAATTCCTGGGAGTAGAAACTTGCGAATTAGACTCGTGCTCAATAATGGTGTGAGGGCTATACTGAATAAGGGTTCACACTTGTGTGTAAAGCTTCAACAGGATAAACCACTTTCATTAGAGAAATTTATACGAGAACCTATTGTAATCTATTATTAATTATATCGGTATTATCATTCATATCTATGAGTATACATTCCCTATTTAAATTTTTACACGCCTTCGCGGTCGTACCGGAACCACACATTGGATCCATGACCAAATCTCCTTCGTCACTTGAAATAGATATGATTCTCTCTAGCAATTGAATGGGTTTAGCGGTTGGATAAGATCTCAATTCAGATCCCTGTCCAATCGAATGAATATCATCCCATAGATCGGTGCACGGTTTACCTTCCGTTTCGTGTAAATAAATCTTTTTATACAGCTTAGATTTTTCAGTCTTTGGAGGATGTAAACGATTGTCGTCTCTTAATTTTATGAGCTCTTCTTTCTTTATACGCCACCCCGACACAGGATTGAACACTTTTCCATTGAACTCAAACGAATACATGTACCCTTTCTTCGTATTTTCCGTGACTAAATGCCCGAGAGAATAATTACCTCGTTCATCTTTATTGTTGAACGAATTATTGAGATACTTTTCATCACGTGGTTGATACACCACATTGAATTTAGGAGACTTTGAATTTGTGCACTTGAAAATGATGTCTATCGTTGCACCGAGTTTCTTTTTCACGTTGTTCTTTGAACGACATTTCTTCCAAAATATCGGCTGCACGTATTTGAATTTGTCTCTGAGTATTTGTTCGGGGACAAACATGCGATCCGCTGAAATGTGAAAAAACAATGTACCATTCGATGTGAGTTTTGGTAAACACTTGTCTATGACCCGAGTTATAAAGTTTTTATAATCATCACCTTTCCATGTATCAGAAAATCCAGTTGAATCATCCTTAGACATCATGTAATCTCTACCGCTATCGAATGGAGGATCTAAATATATGGTAGTCACCGTATCATTTTTTACTACATCCAATTTTTCTAAACAATCCCCTATGATATATCTCATGAAATCATTACGCATAAAATCTTTAATTCTGTAGATGTACTTCTTTTTTCATTACAACTATTTATTGTTATCTTCTAGCGAGAAAGCTTCTTAATTTTACCAGTCACGATGTATTCATCAATCTTATTTGAGATGCCTTTGCCGATACCCGGTACTTTGTTGGGTCCTTGTGAAATATCGGTACCATTCGTGACTTCAAAATTGAGTTTTCGAATAGACTCGGCAGCCTTCTTATAAGCCGCACTCTTGTGGGTATTTTTCTCGGACTGTGCGAGTAAATCCAATTGTTCCGCGATATTCTCATTTGTCGTGAATGTCTTGAATCTCTTAATTTCACCGGTTTCAAGAAATTCATTTATTTTTCGGATGGTACCCTTTCCGATACCACACATGTGGGAAAGTTCTTCGCCTTTGGTTACCTTGAAATCGAGGTGGTAGATAAGATTGGCGGCTCTTTCGTATACAGCTTTCTTGTATTCATTTTCTTCCTCTTTGGCGAGCTCATCAAAAGCTTCAGTGAGAGGTAAGTTGTAACAGACAAAGAAGTTATCGTCAGATTCAGATTCAGGTTCAGATTCCGTTTCATATTCGGAGTCAGAGTCGGATGCAACGGATTCTTCATCACTCACTTGAGCGTAGTGAAGCATGGTTTCATATTCCAGGATAGCCTTTTCTTCTTCACATTTGCGGAGACGCTCTTTGAGTTCAGTGTTCTCCTTTTCAAGGTTAGCGATGTAGGTAGCAATAGATTCGGCGTTCATCTTTGATTGAGTCGATTGATTATTCATGGTGGTCAACATGACTTAGGTATTTTTTTGTGTGTTTATTTTAAGATGTCAGCAAAACGTCCTTGTACCTCAAATGGTGAATCACTGTATTACAACCTAAATGAAATAGGAGACATCACAGAGGGTAAGAAAAACACCAGCTTTGAAGCCAAAATGCTCATAGACGTTATAAATGAAATAGAAGGTAAATGTATATCTATACACAGGCAATGTAAATCGCAATATCCACTCATAACACCTGAAAATTCTAAATATTGGCTAACCTCCATAGATCAAGAAAATAGAATATCACTCGCACACACGATAGAAAAGGCAAACATACCCGTACTTTATAACACACCGAGAATGTGTGATCCGGGTGTTACTATATCCAAAAATTGGAGTCTTCGTAATTACATAGAAAGTCGAATTTACCTATTTAACAGAGTTTATAACAAAGGTCAATCTATAAATAAAAGAAAAAGAGATTTGTGTTATGCAAGCATAGTTTTCGATTTTAGACCATTCGTGTATACCATGACATTGGAAGGAAAAACTATATATGTGTCCCAAGAAATAATTCCATCGTCAAAAACTAAACTTGGTTACACACCTATCACTTCAATAACTACTAGAGAACCCACCACCCCCAACAAATCAAACTCAAAATCAACGAACAAATCAAACTCAAAATCAACGCTTGATATGTTTAAAATCATGGTTTTAAACGTTGCCTCGAGTAAAGCAAATGGAGGTATAGCGGGTAACAATTACAACGTTAAAATGAACGCAGGAAACATGGAGGCGTTCATCAAATTTATAAGAGAGTATGACGGAGTTGAGTTTGTTGGTAACTCAAATTCAAATAGTTCATTTTTTCCAAAACAAAACATACCTGGTATACCAAACATACCACTCACAGATGATATAATAAGAGTGTTCTATTATGATTTACTCCATGATAAAGTAACAAAGGGTATAAAATTCAAATATTTTAAACAGTTATTTACCAGTGAATTTTCAAACTTTAACAAATCTGTCACATTTAATATACATGTGGGAGCAGCTAAAGCGGCCAAGTCGTTTTCAAACTACAGAAGCATACTTTCCATGAAAAATGAAGTGAAAACGGCGTTCAAGGGACGCGGCAATAAAAGAAAGGAAGTAGACATCCCACAATATCCAGCCATGTTCAAAACTATAGGCGACTTGTCGCAGTTCATATACGCGGGTAAATACAACACGATAGTGGCTAGTGGTGATAGAATGGGTATAGCTACGGGTTTATACGTAAACGCAAAGATGAATGTGGCTGTCAAGACGATGATAGAAGATGGTATAACGGGGTTTGTTGTATACACGGGTAAGAGTAATGTTAAATTCCAATCTAGATCGTCGTGTGTAAACATAAAAGGTAGTGCATGCATGTTAAATGGTTCAGTAAAAATACCAAAGGAACGTTTTGAAGAAGAGTCTAAAAAATCTTTACCACAAAACATTCGGGAAGGAGTGAATAGAATAGAAAAAACCAAACCAAAGCTACCAAGAGGTTTCAAAAGTTTGGCTCAACTAGTAAACAAAAATTCGTATAAGATACTCACACCCATCACAAAAGCGAATTTGAAAAAGAAACTCATCGAGTTTGCTGATTATTTACCGGGTGAAGTGGATAGATATATGAACATAATAAGCCCAGAAAACAGGGGTAAACTCGCGGCGGTCGCTGGTATAGGTCTCACTACTAGAGCTGGTGCAAAACGAGATAGAAACAGTGCACCAAGTCCACCAAGTCGGGTCAAGCGCGCCAGGACCACTAAACAGGTCACATGGGCGAACAGCGTAAAAAATAATCTGAGTGCGAAGCGGAATGTAAACGGAATAAATACACCCGGTGCTAACACGGTCATGAGTTTAATGAGACAAACCGGGTCCGCGAAGACCGTGAAGACCGTGAAGACCGCGAAGACCGCGAAGACCGCGAAGACCGCGAAGACCGCGAAGACCGCGAAGACCGCGAAGACGCCCAGCGCTAAAACAGTTGCGAGTTTAATGAGAGGTGCTCAAACCAGATCCCGGTCCGCCGTGTAATACGTCTTCCCTTTCATCACAAAACTATGCACTCTCGCATAGGCCCACGCCTGTGGAGAAGCACCAGGTCGGTGCCCGGTTCTCCACGCGGCAAGACCTCGATCGTATACGGTTCTCAGTGTCTTCAATGGTATCTTGGTCGCCTTCGCTATTTCGGGGAGGGATTTTGCGTTCGGGTATTTTTCGCGGAATCGTTTCGTGTACGAAGAGGTGCGTGTCTTCACGCCTTTATCGGTAGAAAATTTCGTATATGTCTTCTTTTTCATTTTCATGTACCTAGTTTCTACGTCCTTGAGTGTCTTGAGCCCTCTGAAATATGTAAGGGGTGCATACATAGGACCCTTCGTTTTTCGCAGTTCGCGAATCTTCTTAGATATTTCCTGATCAGTGAGGGTCATCTTATTTATTACATATAATTTAATCAAACCAATCATAATTAATGATGCGAGATCCATCACAGCGTCTACATTTCCTATATGAATCCGTATCCGGACAATAAATTTTATGTTTGTCCAAACACGCTGGACATTCATATTTACCCTTTAATTTGATCTTGGGTCTCTTCGTCCTGGATTCACTCTGTAAATCCATACCCTTCCAGATAAGGAAGTTCGCCGTGATGATCTTCGTCATACTTTATCTTCCGAAAAATTTAATTGCGTCTGCAATGCTATCAAAAATTTTATTTTCAAAACACACTTTTCCTGAATTTTGAAAATAAACACCCTCTCTTCCCTTATAAGAAGCCCTGTGAAACATGTTTGATTTTATATAACTCACATGTTGACTTAGTTAAACAAAAGACACCAAAATCATATAAGATGAGTGTTGAGATAATCATAGGTAATATGTTCTCAGGTAAGACGTCGGAACTCATCCGACGTCTGAAGAGATACAAAGTTCTCGGTAAAAGCATATCTGTGATAAACTCGTCGAAAGACACGAGATCAGAAAAGGACGTCATACATAGTCATGATGGTATTGATTTCGATTGTCTCAAAGTAAACAAACTCGCAGATGCGCTATTGGATAAAAATTTCTGTGATTCAGATGTCGTCGCTGTGGACGAAGCTCAGTTTTTTGTTAATCTGAAGGGATTTGTACAGATGTGCATTTTTCTAAATAAGACGATCATACTCGCAGGACTAGATGCAGATTATAAACAAGAAAAATTTGGTGAAGTCATAGATTGTATACCCATCTCCGATAGCGTGACGAAGTTATCAGCGTTGTGTATGCGTTGTAAAGACGGGACACCAGGTCCATTTACAAAACGTCTCGTAGACACAAATGAATTAGAACTCGTAGGTGGATGTGAAACATACGAGGCTGTGTGTAGGCATCATCTCATAATTTAGAATCTTTTAATGTCGAGTATCAACACAATTCTTCTATCATCCGTGGTCTTTTCAACTTTATGGTATCTCGAGTGATCAAATAACAAATCTTCGCCCGCCTTGTGCTCGTGTGTCTCGTATTCGGTATCGAGTGTACTCGTACCTTCGAGTGTGAGATGGTATCTCAGATATAAATTGTGTTCTGCGCGGTGGGGTGGTATAGACATGGGACCTTCCATCACTGCGATCATTCCACCCGCAACACATGGTATCATGTCGATTCGTTTCTTTATGAGCGGAAAGTCTTCGATTTTGTAATAGTAATAATTTTCATTCTTTTCGAACCACGAATCATCATCATGAAAATAATACTTTTTAGCATTTTTCATACCAGAAATAACAGCGTCCCTTAATTCTCTGTAGTACAGACGAATAATCCATAAATCACTGTAATCCTTTGGGTAGTAAAATGGTCTATGAAAAAACATATCTATGAGTGTGTTTCGAATTCCAACGAGTGGTCTGAGGGGTTTGTTAAAGTACAGGCGGTCAATTGGATTCTTAAAGTAATCGAACGCCACCAATACAGCCGAACATAGTAGATATTTCAATATTTTCTTCATATATAATAAATGCCGGGTTATAAAGGAAAAGAATACTACGCACCAGAACCAACTGACGAAGTCGACACACTCGATAAACGTTTCTTCATGGGTCTCACGAGAACACAGACTGGTTTGATTGCGCCACCAGTGATTTATTTTAGCATGGTGCTTCTCGCGGTGATCATGGCACTTCCAGCCGTGTACAAAAAGCGACCAGCTTTGTTGATACCACTCTCCATTGGTTTGTACATTAATGGTATTCACTTGTACCACCACTACCTCCTTTTGAAAAAGTAAATTAATTTACATGTGTATAGTAATAGAATGTTCCTATCAAAGGTGTTCGCAAACTTGATATTTCAGTCACTCGTGGCATACGGCTTTGCGAAGGCTACCATAGAAGATCCAAAAATGAGTAAGGCTGTCGCCGAAAATGCACTCACATACATGGTTGCGTGGTTTGTCGCACTTCTCATGTTTGCGTTTACAAAGAACATTATCACGCGTTTCATGCTTTTCACTGCTTTGTCTGCAGTCGCGGGTATGTTCTTGGGTACACGGGGTAAGAGAGACGTAAAAGAAGCTTTACTTGATGCAGTCACGATTTTCATCACTATGTTTGTATTAGGTGTCATCACATACACACTCGGATATGATCTTCGAATGCTTGGTTCGATTTTGTTCACGTGTCTCATAGGTTTGATTTTGGTAAGGTTATTCACGGGTAAGAAATACTCTGAACTCATCGTACCACTGTTTGCTCTCTTTGTCATATATGATACCAATAACATACTGAGACGCAATTACGAAGGTAATTTTGTAGGTGCATCGTTCGACTATTTTGCCGATATCCTAAATTTATTCAGTGGTCTCCTCGAAAATGAATAAAAAAAAATTTTTATTTTTTACACTTTCTTTTGAAAGAAAAAAGTTTTGAAAAAAAAATAATTTTTTAGAAACTTTCTTTTGAAAGAAAAAAGTTTTGAAAAAAAAAATAATTTTTTAGAAAATTTTCAGATGTACATAATAATGAAAGTCACTCTCAAGAAAAGTCCGATGCGTGATAAGAAGTATAGAGTAACCTTCCAAGACGGTGATTACGTAGACTTTGGTGGTAAAGGATACACAGACTATACCATACACAAAGACCCCATGCGTATGCGTCTCTATGTGTTACGACACGGTGGTGGAGATACTCGTAAATTCAGTGATCCACAGAAGGTACACGAACGCATGTTACGGGTGACGAAGAGCAAACTCGAGGATTGGGGAATCTCGGGTTTGAAGACAGCGGGATTTTGGTCGAGGTGGCTCTTATGGAGCGAACCAAACATGCGAGATGCGATTCGGTTCATGAAAACGAAGTTCGGCCTCGATATAAAATATATGTAAATAACATATGATACCCTTTATTATTCTTCCTATATTAAACCTACTAGGTATAAAAGTATTTCCAGGTCAAGATGCATTTAGTGTGACCGTCCCATTTGATAAAAACAAACATTACTCAATGTCCGCATTATCAATTCTTTGTTGTTTTATCTTAATAACAAATGCTATGCGTAAAAATTTAATAGGATGGGGGGTTCCAGTACCGTTGAAACCAGTTGGATACGCATCGCTCGCAACGTGTCTTGTACTGAACTTACTCGTTACCATCGACACAATTCACAGAGTCATGAGCATGATACCTAAATCAGAAGAGAAAACCAGTTAGAAAAAATTATCGGTTCGGTACAATTTCGCCGAAAAATCACCAGTTTGTCCCAAAACGTTTACGGTTTCGTTTCCGTAAATTTCTTGACATCCTATATCATCCATGCAGTCTCTTTCACCTATAGACACTGGAAGAGAGTACATCTGATCACCGGGTGTTACCGTATAGTAATGGTAACTATCTCTCCGACCTCTAACTTCCTTACCATACAAAGGTAAAGTCTCGTTATTTTCACCGACGAGAACACCCATCTGCTGAATGTGTTGTGGTTTGTATTCTTTGATTGGTGGCTCTCTGAATTCACGTTCGACCGGTATTTGAACTGGAACACGCACGCGTTCTCTCGTATGAATTCGCTTCACTGGTTGAGGCTTCGTGAGCATGTACAAAATTATGAGCAAGAGCACGAATATAGTTATGAGCATAGCCGTGTGTTTAGTCTTTGCGTTCATTATTAATAGACTTAGATTTTAATACTATGTCTTGCATTATTCTAATGTGTTTCTGTGAATATACTTGTTTGTTGTGTTTCTTATCATTCTTGGTAACCCGTTTTTTAGGTTCTTTGTAATCCATTTGTTTTTTAGATGAATGTACACAACTTAGGCTAGTTTCATTTTAAATCAATTCGACCAAGTCTGTATTGAACGAACAACCAAAGGCAAAACAATATAGTTTTCAAAAATTTATTTGCTTCCGTGTCCTCCATCATATATATGGGTCCCATGATACGACCAAAGAATGTTTCTTCCTTGTTATTTCCGGTCACGTACATTTCCATTTGCGTGAGTGCACACGTGTCGTCATTCACGGACCAATGGTAAAAGATGAATGGTATGAGTATGCTATACATTTCAAGCAACTGCGTATTTTTCAGGAAAGGAATTACGAGAGTCGCAATAAATAATACGAGGTGAATGAAGAATATAATATTCATCTATTTATATGGAGCAAGAAAATAATAACGCCATCGAGGGGTTTCCCAAAGACATAGAGAAACCCGAACCACCAAAGAAATGGCACACACAACAAGAAAAGATTCTCAAAGAATGGGGTGAAGCCGCCGCGTGTTGGAGATACATGAATTACCAAGCTTTCCTTATGTTTCAAAAATTAAGTATGCGGTTCACACTTCCCGTGATTGTACTTTCGACCATCACAGGTACGGCTAACTTTGCACAAGAACAATTTCCGCTTAGTATTCGTTCGTCCGTACCATCAATCATTGGTGGTTTAAATCTCATAGCTGGTATCATCGCAACAATCATGCAGTTCCTTAAGATTAATGAACTCATGGAAAGTCACCGTTCCGCGTCACAGTCGTACGGGAAATTGTCGCGTAAAATTAGACTTGAACTCAATCTTCCACTCGTAAACAGAAGTATGGATGGTGCCGAAATGGTTCACGATTGTCAACAGGAAATGGACCGTCTTATCGAACAAAGTCCACCTATACCTAAGCAGATATTGAAAGCGTTCGATTACGAATTCCCCAATGACGACATATTCAAGAAACCAGAAATCCTACACATCGATCCAATATTACCATTCAAGGCGATTAAGGAATATTCCATTCTGAGTCTTCTCAAGGATCCTAGAGAAAGAAACATGACTGACCAAGAATTAAAGGATGAACTCGATGAATTACGGGGTCGTGTTATGCCCGGAAGCAGGCGTATGGGAGATCCTTTGAAAAATACTGGAATTCGCCGACGAGCGTCGAGTATTGTTGAATCATTCACAAATAAAGTACCAAAAAAGACAGTTGTCGAAGAAAGTGAGATTGACGTGGAATCCGGTACTCAAGAAGACGAAGAAGAGGAATGAGTGAACACACGGCTAGCTATAAAAGCAACCAATACAAACAAAGTTAAATTAAAGACACCAAAACATAATAGGTAAGGGATAACCTTCCTTTTTATTGGGTCTATCAATCTGTCCTGAATCGCATTATTTTCAAAAATAATATCTATAGCCTGATTAGCGAGATCATCATTTCCTTTTTCAACCATGGATACCTTCGTTAAAATAAAAACACAAAAAAAGATTGCACCCAACACGCTCCACCAAAAAGAAATAGACCTGTTACGTACCTACGTGAATGAAGGTAAAAATGTAATGATATGTGGTGCATGTGGCGCGGGTAAAACATTCATACTTAATTCTGTGTTAGATGAATCTAACTCAATAGAAATAACACCCGATTTAAAATTTAAGGAAGAACTAAAAAATTCTAAAATGTATACATATTTAGACGACTATAGACACGAAGTAATTGCACAAAGACAAATTGTAGATCAAGTGTCTGAAGGCAACTCGTTCACAAAAGGGTCATTTATAGTATGTTCAACGAGTGTGTATCTCATATCAAATTTCAAACTCATAATAATACCAAAACGTACACCCGAACAAATTGCTTCATTGAGACCGGGTGTGTATGGCGCCATGAAAGCGGCAGAAAGGTGTAAAGGAAACATACATAACTTTTTTCATTACATAGAATTTTCAGATGAAAAAGATGAATTCGTCGAACCAAAAGAAGTTGCCATATCACTATTATGTGACCGTGAATTGGTAAACAGTAGTGATGCTATGTGTGAACATGGACACATATGGGGAATTGTACATGAAAATTATCCAGAATCGGCAAATGTAAATATACACAAAATTTCACAAGCTCTTTCGGATGCAGATTTACACGACACGAGTATATACAACGGATTTTGGGATTCTATGTTATACTTTACAAATTCCATAATAACAACTACCTCATATTACCTGGGTGAAAAGATAGACAAAAACATCATAAGACCCGGTAGCTTTTGGACAAAATATGGTAATTACAAAATGAGAAGCCAAAAACTCGCAAATATTTCAAGAAAAACAAATGGCATGTCTCACCACGAACTTTCACTCATGAGAGAATATGCAAAACATGGAAATATGGAAATGTACACACATTACGAACTCACACCACAGGATTTTGATGTCATTAATCACTTGTGTATAGGAAACAAACTCAAACCACGAGAGGTATCACAAATCAAGAAGAAGATTAAGGACTATCAATCAAAACTTACTTAAAACGTGTATACGTATACATAACATAAGATGCCAGCTCCTACCATTTTGCCAATCGGTGCTGCCGCTGAAGATGATTTCAAGACGACTCGCATCATTGGAAATGAAATGTTCTTTTACAGTGATGTGACGACGGATGATATCTTAGAGTTTACCGAAGAGTTCAAGAAACTCGAAAACAAATTGTTGAAGCAATCTATCGACTTTCCTGGATTTAAGCCAGAAATCAGAATCAACATCTGTAGTGATGGAGGTGAAATGTTTGCTGGGCTCAGTGCGATGAACATCATCGAAAAGTCCCGAGTCAAGGTTGTCACCATCGCTCAAGGGGCGTGTTGTAGCGCTGCGACCTTCATGTTGCTCGGGGGTCATGAACGTCGCATGGGTAAGAACGCCCACATTCTCATTCACCAATTGTCCACGAATGGTTTCTGGGGCAAGTTCGAGGACCTCAAAAATGAAATGGATTCGTGCTCCAAGTTTATGGATATGATCACGAAGGTCTATGGTGAAAAGACTGAAATCCCAGAAAAGGAATTCAAGAAGCTTATGAAGAAGGATATCTATTTGAACGTCGAAGAATGTCTCAAGTATAATGTCGTGACCTCGATTGACTAACATCAACACTCCTTTTGTAGAGACCAATCACAGCTAATATTATAATAACTATACACGCGGTATTCGCATTTAATGGAATATTCGTGGGTGGGGGAGGCCTAAGTCTCTCCATTCGCTCGTAATTTACGACCGGAATCATATCTACCCTTACTATAAATAATGGAAACAATTTTTAAAACAGATTCTAAAGGCAGACAGCGATATTTTAATATCAGTGTCGAGAAGCTGCCGGACGGAACCGCCCAAATCGTTAAAAAGACTGGTCTGGTCGGTGGAAAAGAATCCGTTTCCACAATTCATGTGAAGCTTGGATATGATAGCGCTCTCAAACGTGCGAAGACTATGTGGGAAAATCAGAAGGAAATCCCTGTGACACCGATGCTGGCTCATAAATGGGAAGATCGCCAAAAACACATCTCCGAACCTTTTTACGTTCAACCAAAAATAGACGGGGTTCGTCTCCTCGTGTCTAACAAGGGTGGTATGTCTCGAACCGGTAAAATCGTACCTGGGACAGAACATTGGGGAAAGAGCCTCAAGGATGGTGAATATCTCGATGGTGAATGCTATGACCCATCGAAGAGTTTTGAGGAAATCACAAGCCTGTTCAAAACAAATCCAAAGGCGCTCGAGTTTCACGTGTTTGACTATTTTGATACAAACAGACCCGATCTCACATTTGATGAGCGGTTAGAAAGAGTCACTGTGGAAACAAAGTGGGTACAATCAAAGAAGGATTTAGCACTTGTACATAGAGAGTATATGGATGCTGGATACGAGGGAACTATGATTCGTGAACCATCGAGTGTGTATGAAATTGGTAAGCGAAGCAATTACCTATTGAAACACAAAGATTTCGTGACCGATGAATACAAAGTCATTGGGATGCGAGAGTGTACAGGGAAGGACGTGGGTACACCTACGTGGGTGTGCGTCACACCAAAAGGACAGGAATTTACCGTGAGACCGGAAGGTACACAAGAAAAGAGACGTGAGATGTTTAAGAATGGAGATATGTACATAGGAAAGATGCTCACGGTGAAATACCAAAACCTCACAGAGCTCGGTGTACCTAGATTTCCGGTCGGAATAGCATTTAGAGATTACGAATGATGTTATAGTAATATGAAGCGTATAGCGATAGATATCGATGAAGTCCTCATGCCCTTTGTTCGACCCATGGCTCGATGGAAAGGTATAAAGATGCCTTGTAACAACACTAAATATGAATATGTGTACAAAGACATGTTTAGAATAACAGAAGAAGAATCAGCCGCTATGGTCCGTGATTTTTACAAAACACGCGAATTTTCGGAAATCAAACCCATTCCCGGCTCACAGATAGGCATGGTTAAAATCCGTGGTAAATTTGATAAGGTGTATGCAGTTACAGGTAGACAAGATATTGTACGTGACCGGACAGAAAGCTGGCTTGCACAGCATTTTGAAGGTATATTCGATGATGTCGTATTAACAAACAGTTACACGGACTTTGAAATATCCAAGCTTGATATATGTCGTTCACTCGCAATAGGTACAATCATTGACGATAACATGCATACATGTCTTCAATGTAAAGATGCCGGTATGGACGCTCGCAACTTTATGGGATACGACGATATCTATCAATGGTGCGACCATACAGATATGTCCATGTACGGGTGGAAGGAATATAAAAGAATCAATACAAAGTAAAACTAAGATGTCTTCGTATGGTATCGTTGGGGTTAACCCGGATAGCCTTAAGGTTATTCGGGACATGCAACAATTTAAAAACGTTCATGTGTGTGACAAATACAAGACTAAACTTACACCATTTAAGAATGCACAAGTGCATCAAACGATCGCAGATTTTTCGTTAAACATGCCGACTCCTCGCACTATCGCAACTTTCATCAATCCAGATGATTACGAACACGAAAGGACGATGGATCAATTGATAGAATGGTGCGACAAGGAAGATACGATCGTCAATTTAAATCTTGAAAATTTCAAAAATAGCCAATCGTATGCAAAAAATTGCGAAGAAAAGGGGATTCATTACATCACCGCTGGATTATCTGATAAACTTCTCATGGTAGATGGTTCGGAAGAGGTCGTAAACGCACATGAAATCTTTTTTAGAACCTTCTCGAAGACACTCTTGCATTTAGATGGCGAGCCAGGTACCGCACATCTTGTAAAATCTGTGCATGAGGCAGCTGAGTGTAGTCTGTATCAAGTCTACGCCGATGTGTATGCATATTTCAATCAAGATCCAGCCATTATACAAATGTTAAATCAGGGTCTGAAGACGGACATAAATGGACCTATTTTGAAACACGCAATAAAGCGTATGTACGAAGCACCTAAATATGAAGATATCGCACATGAAAACATGAGATCTACGTGGTGCTCTGTTCAGGCTCTCAGGACTGGCGTGTGCGTACCAATTTTACAATCAACTGCGAATGCGCGCTCTATGAGTAGAGATTTGAAACTTGCAGATACAAAACAGGTGTTTAATAAATACACCGATGACTTGGTTGCACTTCAAACCATTCGCTTCATGTACGCTATGATCTACCTCGAATCCACGCGGGCGTGTCCGGCAATCAAAAGTTGTATTCAATCGAGCACACTTGAATGCGATATGCTCAAAAATGCAAACCCATACGAGGTTATTGAAAATACGGTTACATACGCAAAGACCTTTTCTATTCACTGTATGCACGCAGGTATACCATGCCCAGCGGTACAGGCGGCCCTTTGTGAATACTATTTCTGGGCACAGACCAAGACATCTATGAACTTTATTGCATCGCTCCGTGTATAATTTTATTTACATATTTTAGAAGTATGATTATTGTAATAATTTTAATCGCTACGCTTATCATATTGAAAACCATACTTTACAAGCCAGGTGTTGATTATAAGTGTTACATGCTCACAACTGATAAACATGGTTCGAGAGCACGTAACTTTTTGAACACATATGACCATACCATACCACTCGAAATAGTAGAAGGGTCGGACACACGTACACCCGAATCCGCTAGAACATACAAGCAAAATGTTGACCCTAAATATTATAGACAGGCACTTAAACTGTACCACGACAAAACGGCTATTAGACCTAACATAACATACTTTAACTTGGGAGCGATAGGATGTTATGCGGGACACATGAAAATATACGATAAGTGCTTCAATTCAAGATACAAATACGCGCTCGTGTTTGAAGATAATGTAGTCATAACAAACCGTAAGTTTTTTGATGAAGTACAAAGCGTGATCGACGAGTTGGGCGATGATTTTGAATTGTGTTTCTTTCATTGTTTGTCTAGATATCCCGCTTCGGATACAAGTAAAACTGGACTAGAATTAGTCAAATGGATATCGAGCACAAAGTGTTATCTCATTAATGTAGAAAACATGAAGAATTATATTCACCATTTTGAAATCATGGATAACCACATAGACATGAAACACGAAGACATCATATTTCATGGTGCTCGCGTGTACTACAAAGATCTCAGACACTGTATGCTCATAGACAGATCCCATAAGAGTCTCATAGGTCACAGTGATTGGGAAAATAAAGAGTTCTTTTCAAAGAAATACCCAGACGCAACAACCGACATTCTAGAAAAGGGCTATTAATTTTTTTATCACGTGATTTTAAGATGGTAAAGGCTGTATTAATAAATGAAAAACGAAACGGTGTACACGAAATAAACGTAGACCTATCGCCCGAGAAAAATGAAATTTGTAAAATACTCAGGGGTAAAGCAACTTTTCTCGGACAATGGGAGGATGAACTTGTAGTCATATTAAAGTGTAAAGAAAGTGTATTTAAATTAAAAAGAAATGAAAATGTATTACCTAGACCATTTTCTAACATGGACGTGGATGGACGTATACTCTTAATACGCATGGACGAGGAATCTGAACCACGTGATTTTACAAAACAGGAATACGAAGACATGTGTAAAAATTCACCGCATGTTACTCGCTCCGTTACTTCCAAGGTATGTCCTGCGGTCTAAACCGACACGCAGTCTTTAAAAACTCCGTGAACAGTTCAAAATCCTTTTTGGGATCCTCGAGCTCATCGAGTGAGTCGAGTATTTTACCTACATACTGATTGTATTTTTTGTGTCCACCTCTATGTGTGAGTCTGTTCTCACGCATTCCAGGTGTGATGTATCTCGGCATCATGATTATATTCTTTCCGTCATTTACATCATACCTTAAATACTTAATCACAGGGTGTTTTCTGAATTGCCTGGGAATCACGTGGTGGTCTTCAACGTTCTTAACACCCCACCTGAGTTTGAAATTACGACGTAAAACAGACCCATATCTCATACTATTCTCTTGGATAACTTCTTCACCGAGGCGCATGAGTGAGTCCTCAAGTTCATCAACCTCATACCAGGCTTCGTAACACTCTCTACATCTTTTGTTTTCTTCGCATATCTCTTCTGCTTCACGGATCGCTTCCCTAAACCTAAAACGTAAACGATCATTACCATGTCGTTCAGAACTCATGCTTATAGATGGCTTTTTATAGATAGTTTCAAGTATAGTAGTACGAATCTTAATACGCCTGTACTTGTAAATATCATTAGGTTGATAGGATGCGCGTAACATTTAGGCTATTATGTATGGGTATTTTTTACGTTCTTCTTTTGTGCGCAAGAGTTGCACCAGACCGAGGAAAGTTATGAGCACGAGAACGGCGTCTTCGAAATCACGGGTTGCAGAAAATGAAATCACAAGAAGAGACAAAAGCTTGAACCACACACTCGATGTCACGGTCTTCGTTCTTTCTGGAACTTCACTGATTGGAGCGATACCAAACATGGCGTGAAGGAGAATGATGATACCATACAAAGTGTTATGGTTAAGGGTGTTGTCTATCATGGGGTAAAAATCGGTGGATGCAACCTTGACACCACCATACACAGATGCAGCGACGAGAGGTACGAGAATGGTCGTGTTCTGAAGGAATGCCATTTATATTTATATACGGAGAACATTTTTTACATATGGGACACATATGTAAAAAATGCTCTTAATGGGGATCGAACCCATGACTTTGGCGTGCCTCTGTAAGATTAAACTTACACAAATATACTCATGTATAAGCACCACACTCTAACCAACTGAGTTATAAGAGCTCCTTTTCTTATATATTACACGTTTCTACTCTTTAAGTTAATTGTATCTAGACACAATATCCATATAAGAGTCTTCATCCATAAATGTTTTAAGAATATCTATGATAGCTTCATTTCTTCTACACACCGCACCTACCATAGCTGGGTACGCCATCACACTCATGTAATCGTGAAAGTAATCACCGAGTGCAGTTTGACACGTATTAATAAACATCATGAACATATCAAGAGCAATTTTCTTGTCTTCGTGACCGGTAATCCAGTAAATGCTAAAGTTTTCATCGTTTCCAGGATCTTCGTACACGTGATTCACGTGTTCAAGGATTTGATGCTCGAGATTTCGAAGCCTGTCGAGGTCACCGTTGATGATAGCGCGTTGGAGTTCCATTTTGAATTAATTAAAGATATATCTATCTTTGACTTAGGATTATTTTTGTAACTTATTTTAAGATGCGTCTATGGTTTGTAGCGAGACGATTTTTTCATAAAGCGCGAATGCACATCGTATACAATTTTATACACGAAGGTATGTTAAAAACTATATCTAACATAAGAAAGGAATGTGTTAAATTAGGGGAGTCAAGAAAAGGTCCCTCGTAACAACTCTATAGGTATCACACCCGTTCATCCTTTGTCAAGTCCACCGATTTTTTTGCGCGGTGCATCCAGCGCATAATCGCATCTTTTACACGGGAATCTGAACCTTGCGACGACAGTTCTCCTATCACACTTAAACCATTACACACATCCGGTTTGTTTTCTTTATCTGGAAACTCCATATTAAAAGCATATATCGCCTTATAAGGTATGTCGGGTGCTTCATCGAGTAACCGATCATATTCTTGACGCTGTTTAGTCACGAATTCTACAGCATCTGTACTTCTATGTTCTACATCCAATGAGAGTTCCATATCTATATTTCTATAAAACTTTGAGTATTGAATACACATAGAAGAATGTGCCTCCATCATAGAAGAACTATTACTAAATTTAGATATAGAAGTGAGTATACCCGCAAACACGTTTAACACAGCAAATGTATACTGAAAAATAAGAATATTTCTTTTCATCTCCGGCGAAATATTATCATCACTCGGATTTAACACGGCAAAACCACCAACGCCGGTGATACTCGATATGATAATACACGGATATGTGAGCATATCAGTCATCCATTTATAGTGTAATCGGGCGTGATTGTGTAACCATCTGTACCCCGCAGCCTTTTCGGCCCACCGACGGAGAAGATTTTCTTCCTTCTCACACCAATGGTGGGTGTTCATTATTTAACTCAGAGAAAATATGCGCCTGACGTCTCGCGAGACGATCGACCTCATTATTCTTTTCGTTGGTCGAGTGTGCTCTCACCCACTCGATGGTCACTGTATTCATGTGTTTTACCAATTCAAAAATACGCACCCACAAGGTTTTGTTCGCGACATCTGTACCTGTACTCGTTTTCCACCCATTTGCCATCCATTTTTTTGACCATTCGGTGACACCGAGCTTTACATACTTACTATCTGTGTATAATATGACGTCATTTTCACCAATTTCCAAACATTTTTCGAGTGCCTTAATCACTGCCGTCATTTCCATGATATTGTTTGTAGTCGTGTCAAACCCTCCCTCGACTACAAATTCTGGATCATAACACTTGGCTGCCCATCCACCCGGACCTGGATTGTGTAGACAACTCCCATCTGTATACACCTCTATCATCTCTTATGATTTATTGGATTTTAAACTTTAACTGAAATTTTTCTTTGAAAAAAAAAATAATTTTTTAAAAACTTTCTTTTGAAAGAAAAAAGTGTCAGAAAAAAAAATATTTTTTTAAAAAGTTTTAGCCGTAATATGTGCGGCCTGTTCTATTAAAAACACCACCGTATCCACTGTTTGAAGATATGGTCCTTGAGTTGAGTATTGGTAATTTAGATCTGTTATTGAAAACACCCCTGTTACTGTTATTGAATTTTTCTTTCTTGAAGAGGTAGTAAACTATTATCAAGCACGCTATACCTGTAATAATGCTAAGCCATATAACACCCATGTTTGTTCCTTTCTTAATACCCGCTTCACCAACAACAAGTTTTTCGTCATCGATTGGTTCGACTGGGAGTTCGATTTGATTTTCTTCTTCCGCCATTTATACTATACAACGATAAAATTTAAAAATGATGATAACATTTTTAAATTTTGTGTTTAAATTTTACAATACTTAAGCAAAAATAAGCTTAGTTGGAGAAGGCCAAACCGCCCATTCCGCTTTGGATGCGGAGAACGTTGTAGTTGGTCGCGAACATGCGAAGAGTGGTCTTAGCCGTGTTAGCGCGCGCCTTGATAGCGACTTGGGCATTGTCAATACGAGAGAAGTTGCAGGTGCCAGTTGGTTGGTGTTCTTCTGGCTTGAGCGCGAAAGAGTACGCGTAGACACCTGGCGATGGGGAACCGGAGTGGTGAACGAATGGTTGCACTTGGTTGAAGTACTTACCCGATTGCTCTTTGAATCGGTCTTGACCATTGAGAACCAAACGGAAGGTATCAACAGTACCGTCGATGTCTTCGCAGAAGGAGTCGGCGGCACCGTCAACCGCAAGCATTGGCGCACCGGCGAGGGAGGTGGAGATGAAGCAGTTGGATTCG